GTAGAGTTATCTATGTCCTGCTTTGTTGACCTTACTTGCCAAGCTCTAGAGGATTCTGCCTCTTCCAAGTCCAGAATCTCTTCTAAAGATAGCGACAGCACATCATCCTGGTACTGGGCAAACTTTTCTTTTGCTTTCTTAATTTTAGCAATCTTCTTGTTGAACTCATCAATCATACCTACATGCTCAGCAATTAATGAGTCCTGCTCTTTCATGGTATTGTAAAATCCCGCCTTATGGGATTTAATTCTATCACGCATGGAAAAGATCTGATCTAAATCTAAAAAGTTTTTAACTATGTTTCTCTTGTCCTCGGCAGAGCATTCCAAGAAAGTTGTGGCATTACCCTGTCCGAAAAACATTGATGACAACAAAACTTTATAGTTTATGTTTAAAACTTTATCAATGTACTCTTGGGTCTTTGCTATGCTCTCTTTAGTTTCTTCCTTTCCAGCAATAAAAATTTGAAGTTTTGATGGCTTTTTTTGCCTGAAGATTCTAACCTCATTATCCAACTCTAGGTCCACAAAGCATTTCTTTTTATGCTTTACATGAACCATAGCATCTTCAGTGCTTTTTCTTAGAGTCTTGCCTGTAAGACCGAAGTAAACAGCTTCAATAAAAGCACTCTTTCCAGATCCATTAGAGCCCTCAGCGTCTTTATTCGCGCCCTTAATTAAAACAATATTTTTGAATTTGTTAAAATCAACAGAAGCTGACTCAAATGAGTAGAAATTTTGAATCTTCAGATGCTTAATCTTCATACTTTAGTAAATTATAACCCTCTAAAAGCTTATCCTTTTCGATAGAGGAATTAGCTGAATTTATATAGTCCTCTATTATCATGTCATTCAAACGAAAAAGCTCTCTAGAAGGTCTAAAGTTCGACACATCCTCCTCATCAAAAGCTGCCGAAAACTTTATGTCAATGGATGCTGGAGTAAGTCCCTCCAAATTTGCTTGAACCTCTCCAGGCTCTAAAATGATTCTCAAGTAGGTGCGATAATTTGTATCATTTATCTCATCAACTCTCTCTAAAACATCACAGTTTTTTAGCATTAGATGCCTTGGCCCATGCTCTATCAGGTGGAGGGTGACTTCATCGTCTTCAATGATAGCGTAGTAATTATCTTTACCAGATTCACCAAAATTAGTTGTGTAAGGTGTGCCTAGGATTAAGAGTGATTTTTCTTCTTCACCAACTGTAATTGTTCTTTGATTCTGTCTGTGAATATGACCCAGAATAGTGTTGTTACTGAAGCTATTAATGTTAATATCAAAATCATGATCCCCAACGGAATTAAGACAACCGAAATAACCAAAGTGACCAAAAACAGTATAATCTCTAGGACAATCTGCAAGGTGCTGTATAATATGTTCTTCATTTTCATAGTGGGGGATAAACGCTCTCTTGGCTTTGTGGTCAAACCATGTATGGCTAATGATCTTTACTTTATGTAGAGCACCATAAGCGGGGCTATCAAATAAAGACATTGCCGTAGTTCCATCGTCTGCTTTGGTACTAGCGCAATGATTTCCTCTTATAATATAAACATCAGACTTACGCCTCCAATAATCAATGATGCTTTTGGCCGTAAGCAAAGCCTCAGGAGAAGGCTTTCTAAAGTCTAAAAAGTCCCCTAATTGAATAACCTCATCAGGCTGTTCCTTGTCATATATTGTTTTGATGCACTTCTCTTGCGCCTTTCTTAGTGCTGCGTCTTTATTTGAGACATGAATATCTCCTAAAACTAATGTTCGCATAAGGCTCTCCAACTCACAGGAAACAAATCACTCATAATGTTGCCAATCTCTTTCGCGTACTGCTGCGTTTCTAGTTGAGTATGCTCCTCAGTCCTTAGTTTATATAGATGATTCCACCCCAGTAAAGTCCCTGTAACCACAGAAGTTGTGTACATGGATTGAGGTAATACAGCACGGGCTTGCTCAGGAGCAACACCTCCCTCAAGAAGTTTATTGTAGAAGCCTACAGACTCCTCTTGATATTGCTTCATCTCTGCCACAACTCTTCTTTCGTATCCCCAAGAAAAGTCTCCTTCGACGCTACCTTGTTTGATATTCTCGGGTCTAGTCCTAAGATCAGTAGGAGTCCAGAATTTAGGCTCCCCTGTAATGTATCTACGACTGACCTCGCTCCACGAAAAACCTACCTGATGCTTGCCCAGTTGCCGAAGAACAAAAATGGGACAGGTGATGCGTAGTGTGGCAGATGGGTGGCGGAAAGGCAGGACATGACGCTCTCTAGCCAAATAATTAATTAGCTTCGCATCCTTGTCTCCATCAAACTCCTTATGCTCCTTGTCGAAAGAGCATCTTGCTGCATTAACAACTAACAAATCACCATTAGGTGTATGGTTAAGTAATTCAATTTTCATGTAAGTACTCGATTATTTCTTTAATGTTTGTTGCTTTGCCGTCTGTAAAATGCACATCCTGCCCATCTCCAAATGATCTACCCACCTCCATATCAACCGACAGAGGCACTGCAAAATGAATACCAAATAACTTCTTTAAGTAAGGGTAGTTAACTAACTCGTCATAGATTATAGCCAAGGCATCTTCAAGGTGCTCTTCAGAACTTACAATTTCTAGACTATCGTGAACTGTCGCTACGACTCGTGCATCTAAATTATTATCTCTAAATCTCTTTGTTACCCCAATCAGTCCGCACAGCAGAATGTCAGAAGCAGAACTCTGAATTGTAAAGTTAAGGCCCTGCCTCAAAGCCCGCGCAACGACCGCACGATCCCTGCTGCGAACATCACGAAGGTTGCGCCTGCGACCGAATATAGTATAAGCATAGCCATTATCTTTGATAAACTCATTTACATACTCCATATATCTAAAAATTCCAGGGTAAACTCTCTGGTAGTTCTTAATTACATCTTCAGCCCTCTTCATTGGAATCTGCATGGTCTCAGCTAGATTAAAAGCGCCGCCTCCATAAACAATTAAGAAGGAGACTGTCTTTGCAATCTGTCTTTCCTCTTTGCTAATATTTTCTTTGTTGAACAGTAGTCTAGCTGTGTAGGTATGCAGGTCCGCACCAGAATTAAATGCGTGTTGCATACTTTTTTCCTTTGCGATATGGGCGAGAACGCGAAGTTCCATAGCTGCATAGTCCACGGTTATGAAAGCTTGGCCCTTTTTAGCCACAAACATACTTCTGATATTCGTCTTTGTCTCTCTAGGAAGAGTGTGAAAGGACACCCCCATGGCTTTTTTTGCGTTGTAGGCGGCACAAGATAGGCGACCTGTTGCGGTCCCATCCAAACGATAATCTACATATAGCTTACCGTTTTCATTATAATCTAATGCCTTTTCAGTTCCATGGATATAAGTCTTCTGTAGTTTTTCTGCCTTCCTAAGATCTAATAATCCATTAATAAAAGACGCAGCATTCCTTAAATCCTCTGTAGATTTTGATTTAACAACACTGCGGCTAATCTTTTTACCCTCGTCTCGATGCTGCCACTTTCCACTCATCTCTTAGACAACTCCTCGTTAATTTGTTCTAGTAAAATTTTCAGTGTTGGGGCAGATACAGAAGGAGATCCCTTCGCTGTTTTATCGGGGGGATAGAACTCAAAGCTGCCCTCTCGTAAATAAAAAATATCAATTAGGTCATTATTGGATGAAAGGTTGTCTGTATTTTTAATTTGTGAGAACTCATAAAGTTCATCCTCCTGCTGAATGGTCAACTCTCTTAGCTCTCGGGCTAGGAGGTTGAGCTTTTCTTTGCTAACATCTAACCCCGTCCACTCCATCTCAGAAAAGCACTCCAAGGCGTCTGGTAAGACTTTCTCTACAAAAGGTAGTGTGCCCAAGTCAGAAAGTTTCTCCTCAACCAAATCAAATAGCTTTAAAGTGAAGTATGCATCCATCGCATTACCTTCACAACAGTCAGCCAATGACATTGAGGACCAGTCGAAATTTTTGGGGTTATCAATCGTAAGCATGGCTATATATTATACGAAGAGAGTCTTGATTATGAAGAGGAAATCTATCAAAATTAAAGAAAGAATGACGCTAAAGACACCTGTTGTTGGAGGAGTTGGGGCTAAACTAGCCGCATTTAAGCGACAAGGTGACCGATCTGACTATACTGCCGCTGCCACTAGGGGCGGATCGTCTCCCTTAGCAAAAGTTAGAGGCTTTCAAACCCCAGCAGAAAAACAAAAAATTGCACTTCAACAAAGACAAAAAAGGATGCAAGGTCGAGGATACACTGGTAACAACCCCACAGCCCAACGAATCCAGAAATCAGCAGGGATAGTAGACAACACGAACTCCTACGATAGAATTTATAATTTACTGCTTGAAACTACAAGCTCTCCAACTCCGTAGGAAAGTATAACTTCACCAAATCCATCAAGCTCTTAGGCAGGTTCTCATCTAAAAGGTGATGCATGATCTTAGTATCCCACACATTCTTCGTGTAGATTCCATAATTGATCAAAAACTTAAGATCAAACTTAGCGTTATGGAATACTTTCTTGTTGTGAGGGTTCTCTAGAATAGATCTTAGGCTTGCCCACATCTTGCCATAGTGCGGCTCCCCCTTCCTAAAAGGCGAGTCCTTGTGATCACAAGGGATTACCCAGTTAGTATCCCTAGAGGAGATGGCTATTGTTTGGATTTTATCCGTAAGAAAATTAAGCCCTGTAGTTTCTATGTCCATCGCTAATGTTTCTTTTGAATCCTTTAGCTGGTCTGACAGATCTACTACTTCCTGTATGTCGGTTAAGACTTTGTATTCGAGCTTCCCTTCGTGCGTTTTGCCAAGTACATATTTCTCATATGCATTTCGAATATCCGTTTCGAAGAGTACCCTATGCCGAGGTTCCTTAACCACAGAATAAGGATGAAAGATAGGAACAACGACACAATTGTGCCCACCATCAGTTGTATAATCATACGATTTGCCCCTCTTATTCGTGATACCGCTCTTTTTGATTAGCATTTTCATTGCAAGATTGCCACAAGCGAAAACCAAACGCGGTTTAGCTTTTTGTATTGTAGCTTCAAGGTAGTTTCTACAAGCCTCCATGTTAGCAGGGCTCATATCAGCCTCCTTTACTGAGGGGCACTTCACTGCGGCTGCGGTGTTGTACATATTCCCAGGAAAAAACTCATCAATAATTTGAAGCTCTGGCTTAGAAAAAGCAGAGGATTTACCAAATCTATGCCGCACGGAATCTGAGAGAAACAGCACATCCGACTGCTGTAAAGCCTCATAATCTAAAACACAGTATACTGGTTTCTTCTTCTGCAAGATAGAACAATTCTCGCAATGAGAAGAAACTTCTTCAGCAGCGTACATTGAGTGTAAGTTATTCATCTATAATATATTATGAGTAAGAAGCATTACATAGACAACAATAAATTTGAGGAATTGATCCGACTATACAAGCAGGATCCTAAAGCCCATGAGACTGAATTGTTTGAAATGTTCGATGTGCTCATTTCAAATATCTTGACAGGCTTCTCTTTTAAATTAGAAGAGGAAGACGCAAAACAAGAGTGTTTCTTGCTCATTCTAAAAACACTCAAGAATTTTAACCCGGAAATGGGAAACGCCTTCAACTACTTCACAACCATCATTCTAAACAATCTAAAGTTACTATACACTAAAAATAAAAAGTATATAGAAAAGATTGATGCGTATACACAGATAAGAAAAGACTTAATCGAGCCCCAATGATCGGTATACGAAGGGTAGGTAGTCCTCAGAGTGGACTCGGCTCTTCTTAATATTCACTAGCTGCGGGAGCATAGTGCTATTAAAGATTACAAATGAGTGTGGCATATTGTAGTTATCTACAATATACAACGGCTTAGCATTTGAAGGCGCATTTTGATGGTGCGCCTCTAACTCCTCCACGAGTTTTTTGCTGTAATCATCCCAGTGGGATACGAAAAGAATAGAAAGCTCGCCCTTCTCTCGCTTTTGTTTGCGAAGCTCTCTGTTGAGATCATTCTCTTTAGTCAGCTTGATCAGCTTGTACTTCATTGACAGGCTCCTTTGTATCGCCCTCTTCTTCCGTAATCGAATCTAGATCAATATCATTTTCGTCGGCGTGTTTCTGAACAGCCTCCAACAATCTAGCTTCCATCGTTTCCACACCAATTTTAAAGATACCTTTGAGAAAATCATCCTCCCCAATCTCAGGGGGCTTGACCATTTCCATAAAGTTCTTAAACGCGGTGGCTTCTTCTTTGCTTAGTTTAATTTGTAGTTTCATTCTATCTCTAGTCCTATCTATTTGTTTAATGTTCCACGAATCAAAATTCAATACAAGTTTTTCTTCCATGATGAATCAAGGTATAATAGTACATGAAGGATATTATCGACCTAAAAAAGTTAAAAAAACCCAAGAGGGTAAACAGTAAGGCGAAAGGTGGTGCTTTTGAGCGTCAAATCGCTAAAATGCTTAATGAACAATTTGATACCAAGGAGTTCAGCAGAACCCCTGGCAGTGGTGCCTTTGCAACCACCCACCAACTTCCTGAACACATTACAGTCGCAGGGGACCTAATCACGCCGCTAAACTTCAAGTTTTGTATAGAGTGCAAAAAGGGATACAACGACCAAACCATCTACAGCTTGTTAGATTACAATTCAAAGATATGGCAGTTCATTGAACAATGTGAAAGAGATGCAAAAAAAATGAATAAAGTGCCTATGATTATCTATAAACAAGATAGAAAAGATATATTAGTAATAACATATAAAGATATGTTTACTACAATGATTCCTTCAATAACTATATTTAAAGATGATGTAGAAAGATTAACTAATATTAATTATAGTATTTATAAACTAAAAGATATCATAGCCGACTACAGAGAAAAGTGGTTCAACTATTAGCTAATAATTCTTCAAGTAGCTTTGCCTGCCCCTTAAGGAAGGTTACCATTAAACTATCCTCTACTGCATCACTAATTTCTACAGTTTCCTGAAGTCCTACACCTGCTTCTGCGCTTTGAGCAATATTATTAATATTAACGACATACCTAGTAGTTGGAACACCTCCTGCTCCTCTAGTTCTTTCTGCTCCTAAAGTAACTGCACCACCATCACGGTTGATTAAGTTAATACTAGCTCCACCAGTGGATAATTTAATCTTATGACCAGACTCTAAATCTAATAAACCCTTAGTTGCTTCAATAATTGGAGCCATGTGAGACCCCGCTCTTACTGTGTTAGTTCCAAATATTTTTTTATTTAATATACTGTCTCTTACTACTCCACCTGTCATATGAATACTGTACGCTAAATTCCTTCTTGCATTCATAGCAGTCTCTAGATCGTCAAGATTATTCATATCCTGCATCTGCTTTGCAGTGCTTAAAACTCTAAACAACTCTTCACGCATGTCTAATCTTTGCAGTTTATTGTCAGGTCCATTTAAGTTTGCGGTGCTTCCTCTATAATTTTTAATAATTGATGATAGTTTTGATCTTACGGAAGAATCCAATGACAACTTGCTCACCACCGAATCAACCATTGTGTTCACAGTATCAAAATTAATTGGAGATGTATTCCCATCAGGTCCAACGGATACTGTTCCGTCCTCTGGAAGGATACTATTTAAAGTGCCTTGAATAGCATCTAAATCAGACTGATAAGCTCTTAAGCCATCTAACTGTTGCTGATTTATACCCATTCTCTGCATGGTAATCTCCTCAAAGCCCTCTTCGATGTTGGCGGCATCTCCATTAACAGTTGCAGACCTTTGCGTTGTTTCGCCTATCTTAGAAGATGCATCTTCAAAGTAAGACTTTTGCCCACTGCCAACAAGGTAAACAGTATCATCATCAGAAAGGTCATACATATCTTTAAATATACCGCCCAGTTCTTTCTGCTCTTTCATGATATCTGAAACTTTCATTTCTTGAACTGTGTTATCACCCAGCAACTTCATGGATTTAGAAGCTTTTTCAGCAGCCGATCTATCTAAAAAGGCGTACTCTAGATCATCAGCCACGCCAATACCTGTCTTTCTCCCTACGGGAAAAGTAAATTTAGAATCAATCGCTTCAACTACAGGAGCCTCTAGCTCGTAGTTTCTTTGGAAGAATGCACGAAGTTTTTCTGGAGTATTGGTCTCAGCGTTTAATTGCTTTAGTGCGTCAACTACAAAGGATGCCCTTAAACTATATGCTACATCCTGCTGCTCAGATTCAGTTAATCTAGTAAAGGCAGCAGCAAATCTCCGCTCATCGGCCAACAGTTCTCTGCGTAAGTGCAAGCCCATCTTACGATACAGATCATCTTTTTTCTTCCCTTCAGGTAATTTTGCAATGTTAGGCAAAGCCCCTACCGCAACAGAGCCTTGCTCCATGCCCTTACCCCGCATATCATTTAGTTCTTGTGGCGTATAATTACCTTTAGGCAAAACTTTAATTGGTTGACCGCACAATTTCTCAATTTGACTTTCAACAAACTGAAACATATCACTACGCTTAATTGCAATGCCTTGGTTAGGATCCTCATTCTTAAAGAATACTAAGCGATCCCCTTTTCTCTGAACTCTTCTGCCAATATCTGTGCATTTTGTTTGCCTATCAGGCACTTCAGGTTTACCTAGCTCCATAAAGGCCTCTACTGAATCTAATGCCCCTTGAATTAGCATAGGATCTCTAGCCAAAGTATCAAACTGAGCGCCAGCGTCGTCATCAAATTCTACAGTTTTTCCGTGTGCTAATTGAAACTCAATACTTTTAGCTGATCTACCAGAAATATAAGAACCTACGCTTCTAGTCATCTCTGGATCATCTGAATTATCTTCACCTCGCCCCACATAACGACCAGTGCCTTCCTCTTCTC